ATGCTCACACCAACTATCTTGATAAACTTTCCACAGCTTTAACTGTTCCATAGCACCCATGCTTTCTACTGTTACGGCTTTATTAGGAGCCTTCTGAGGGAAGCTAAACACCCAGTTAGAGCTGTTCATTACGTCTTCTTCGTGAGGGAAACCTGCATCAATCATGGCTGTAGCAAGAGGATCTTTCTTGTCTGCTCGTACAGTCCTGATGTAGTAATCACTGAAGCGAGGATGAATACCGCTGGCGCTGTCAGTCAATTGAGATACAGTACCAGAGGGCTTAACACAAGTGATAGCAGCAGATTGGTTGATACCCAGCTTGTTAGCCCACTCTTTATTAGTTTCTATTGCAATGTCCCTAAGAGTCTCTAAGAGTCTTCCTAGTGCAGCCTCACCCGTCGAGCCGTTTGTAAGCTTACAGTCCATAATGCCTGTCATAGAGACACCAAGCAATGCTTCTTCTTCTGTATTCTTTTTCCAGATGTTACGCAGGTAACGGAAGTCAGTCATAGTAGCTTGTAGAGTACCAAGGATTGTAGCTGTGCGTACCTTTTTCTTAAGAGTTTGCAGTGTATCATCTTCTCGTACAACAACCTCAGACAGGTTACAGAACTGATAAGGACGTAAGATAATCTCAGAGCAGGGATTAGTACCAAACTTAAATGAGGCATCTCTACGCTCGTTACGTGCTGCTACCTTCTGTGCTGCAATACGGCTGAAGATACCACGCTCACCAGACTTAGAGTCGTATAGTCGCTTCATCTCAGAAGAGTACGTATCAAAGTCAGGCTTCTCAGAGTAGACAGCACTGTTGTTTGCCAAGGCTCGTTGACCGTTACCTAAATACCACTCACCGTTCTTAGCGTTAGCCATACGATTGTCAGTAACATTACTCAAAGAAATTAGAGCTGACCTACGCACACCACCTACAACAACAATGTCTGCAATCTTACATACTAAGTCATGACACTCCAGTGAAGTTAGCTTACGTCCTGTTGCAGCTTTAAACATATCAACAGTAAAATTAAATAGTTCTGCTAAAGGCTGTGGGCCGCTGGCTCTACCTCCAAATGTCTTGAGCCTAGCCCCTGCTGGACGTACCCTAGTAAGATCACACTTAGGTATTTTACCGGCATACAAGAGACTTATTAATTCTCTAAAGGCGCTTGCCCAGCCTACCTTACTGTCGGATACAACAACAGTAGAGTCTGTCTCATGGAAGCTGTCAGCGACTTCTGGAAGGCTGTTAACGTAGTCACGTTCTACACTAAAGCCTACACCTGTGCCACATAATAGAATATACATTAACTCGTCAAAGGAGCGAGGGCTATCAATAGGGAGGTAAGAACAATTAAATCCTGCTACGTTGTCGCGGTGTAATGCTGCTCCTGCTGTCATCATGCAGCGCATTGAAGGCATTACTTCTTGACTAGTAATAGAGTTAAACAGCTCTTCAGCTTCAGAAGCACCTAACTGATTACGCTCCACAAAGAAAGTAAGGTAGCGATTAACTGTTTCTCCCCACTCTTCACGGCGTTTCTCTTCATCCATGTAACGTGCATATCTACTCTTGTGTATGTATTGTTGATACTGATCCATCAAACAGCTCCTCATCTGCGTCTATTTTTCTTAATTCTTCTAACCGAATACTCTTAAAGTTTTTATTATCTTTAGTTACTCTACCTTTACGTTTCTTATGGTACTTGTCCCTACGAACAGTTTTCCGGTCGATGTAATTTTTATCCATCTTGTTCCAAGACCTTTAGCAACTTATCTTCGTACCACGCCGCCTTTCTTAGATCCTCCGTTCCGTTTTTGTACGGATAGCGCCAGCGATACTTCAGACTGTTTCCGCGTAAATAACCAACAAACTCTTCGTGGCTTAACATGGCGCGGATTCCGTCTATACATTCTATATCTCCGTTGTTGTAATGCTTAGGCTTATTAACATTGTCCCACTCTTGAGGTGTTGCATTATCAATACTAACTTTCTTTTTAGTGTGCTGTTTCATTCTTGCTCCTCTGGATAATCGGGATTAAGTTCAATACGGCATGAAGAGTCAATCCAATCTTTAGGAATACTATAGACACTGTACCACCTAAATCCGTTCCTTTCTGCCCACTCAGCATGTGACCTTTTAGTCCCATCCTTTCTTCGTTTTGCTCCGGGCATAGGGGCAGCAGGGTCAGCAAATAAAAATACAAGCTCTATGTTTTTAGGAAGAGCCTTTTTAACCCATACATATTTATTATGTTCTGCATAATCCCAGAACCTTCCTTTAGCTTCAAGGTAGATTATTTTTTTATCAAGCTTTCTTATAAAGTCAGGATGATATGTATGCTCTACCACATAGCTAATCTTTTCTGAATGAATCTTCCAGTCTTTTAAGATACCAGAATGTAATTCATATTCCCAGTTAGAGTCATAGCCTTTCACAACATTTTTTTCTGTCGGCCTTTTAACCCTTCTTTTACGAACGCCTGATCTTATTTTTGCAGCCACGATATATCCTCAATGCTTTCTAAAGATACACCGGCTTTATAAAGCTTTTTAATTTTTTGTTTAGCCCAACGGTGTGTATAAAAAGTTACGTGCCTAGATCTTTTAGCTACAAAGTAAGGAGCTTCTGGCAACATAACTTTAAAGTTTTCTTCTGTAATATCATCTGCTGCTTCTTCAGGCACAATGGTTTTTAACCATTTAATAAGCAGCCTGTCTGATAGTTTATTTATTTTTTTAATTTGTTTAGCGTTCATAAACTTCATCAACCTTTGGAGACTTTCTAACTTTAGTAAAGTATACATTACCTTTAGCATATCTAAAAGTCCTTAGTCCTTTACCATCATTAGAATCTTTATGACATTCAAACTTATGGGGGCAGTAAGAACAATTCTTAGGTAGCTTCATGTTGCCCGACTTACCTTCAGGTATGGGCTGATAACACAAAGCAGGAGGGTTAACTAAAGTAAGTTTATGCTTAAGATCTTTAATATGTTTCGTGATGTTAGGCTTATCTAGTTCTTCTGGTTGATAAAAACAAAGCTGTCCCGTTTCTTTGTTAATAACAAGAAAGCCGCCGTTGTCTGTGCCTTCTGCATGTTCATAGGCGGTAAGCTGTGCTAGATAACCAAAAGGATCATCCTCGGCTAAAAGCCCTTTAGCAAACTTACTAAAAGAAAAACCAGAAGCAGATTTAATATCGACTACTTCACCGTTTATCTTACAATCCATGTGTCCTTTTAAACCAGAAACCTCTATTTCTTTCTGCTCATCAGTGACTTTGTTACCCGACATACGGACTAACAAAAGAAGTACTTCTTCTAAAAGATGTCCATAAAGAAACTTAATAAATAAAGAAGGATCTAGTCTTCTGTTTTCTGATTCAGTTTTTTGATCAAACCATAACTGTCTAGCAGGTTTACCTATGTTAGACATCCGTAAGTAAAAACCTTTTCTGTCTTGAGGTTTAGACCATTCTTTAATTACATTTTTTATAGCCTCTCCAAACTCTTCTATTACCTCTTCAGATAAGTCTAAAGGACCATCATTAAGTTTATCTAAGGTACTATAAATATCTTCTACGATCATTTTCTATGCCTTACAAATCTACATTTACGTGTCTCTGAGTTGTAATGTAAATATTGAACATTAAGTTTTTTTTGTATTTCTGTTTTACCAGAAAGCCTACCATCTTTATAAGACTTTACATCTATTAAAATAACCTTGCCTTCAGGATCTAAGGCTACAATATCAATAGGCCCTGTACAACCACAGTTCTTAAACACATGATAGCCGTTATCCCATAACCAAGTGATAGCGTAGTGTTCTGCTAAGTCTCCTATCCTGCTGGAGTCATGTTTTTCTTTTATGTTAGTTAATTTCATTTATAAAATCCTCCACACTTTTTAACTCATTCTGTTCTAAAGTATGGTGTAGGTTTCTACCAAAAGAAGTTATATTAGAATCGTCAATTAACTTTTCTTTAGACGCAAGACCCACACACTTATACGTTGGAAATGAGCCTATCATAAGCATATAATAATCACAAGCTTTATTCTTTTTATATAAAGGTAATATAAGTCTACCGTTAGGATACTTAGTTGTCTTTACATCTACAGTTAAGTTTTTATAAATAAAATCTTCAACGGCTGGTTTACCCGGATTTAAATCAGGCCACACGTTTAAAATCTTAGCTGCGGCTAACTCAGACCCAGCACCTTCAAGTTCAGTTTGTTGATCAGACTGAGGGCCTACCTTAAGATTTTTAATACCTGATGCTCTAGAGCTTTTAGTTCTTACTTTAGCAATAAACTCAGCTATCTTTTGTTCGTATTTTGTTAGCTCAATTTCAGTGTGTTTCACTCCAGTTATCTCCTATCTTATACTCACCGTCCAAAGGACATTTAAGTTCAAGCACTTCACCAGCTTCAATAATTGCTTCAACACCCAGCCTACCTACTTCATCAGCTTGATCTTCTCTTACTTCTATTTGCCACTCATCATGAACATTAGCTACGAACTGAGCATCTAAATCTTTAATCTTATCTTTTAATAAAATCAATGCTTGCTTCATAACAATAGCTCCAGCACCTTGTAGCAATGTATTTAAAGCACTGTGTTCTGATCTAATGTAAAGCTTACGTCCGTCTAATGCTTTGAGGTAATTCTTTGCTGATGCTCTAGAGACTCTATCCTTAAGATTCTTAAATGATGGGAGATTATCAATAAATGATTTTCTAAGGTTCCTTCCAGTATTTCTACCTCCCCCTGCCACTGTTCCAAGTTTAGCATCTCCTGCTCCGTATAGAAGGGCATAGATGAAAGTCTTAGCCTGATTTCTTGATTCAAGTCCTGCAAGTTTTTGATTAGCGGTGTGTATGTCTCCATTAAGGATTTCATCGGTATACTCCTTGTCATTCATATAGTGAGCAAGCATTCTCAACTCAAGACCACTAGCATCGATGCCTACTAATTTATAACCTTCAGGCACTGACCAACAAGCCCTACACTCTTTACCATAAGAAGAAGACAGGCTGGGTATCTGAGCCATATTAGGGCCTCTATGTGTCATCCTACCTGTAATGGTTCCGTTGTGGTTAACAAAACCATGCACCCTTCCTGTGTCTTCATTTAATTCATCTAACCAAGAATTAACTTGAGCAACTCTTTTTTGAATCATTAAGTATTCTGCTATTACTTCTGCTTCTTTAATGTCTTTAATATCAGACAATATCTTTTCATCTATTTTAGGTTGTCCCGTAGGTGTAAACTCTTCAGGCTTCCAACCAAACTCCTGTAAGTATTCGCCTATCTGCTGTCTTGATCCGGGGTTAAAGTCTTTAGTGTATACTCTTGTTACATGGCTTTCACGCTCTAAAGTTTTATGTTCTTCATCTGTGAGTCTTACACCTTTACCAAAGTTATCTAGACCTATTTTAAGTAACTTACCTCTATTGAAGTCGTTATCATCAACTTGTTCTACTACTATTATAGTATGATCGGTTGTTAGTAGGTATTCAGACATATGGAATATAAACTTATCGAGCTGTTCTTCCCTATCTCTATACGGTACTATTATTCCTAATTTATGCTTTATCTTTTTTTCCATCTGTTGCATACTTTACTCCCATTATTGTACCTATTATAGAAAAAGAATTAGTAAGTAAAATTCCAAATAGATTTGACCATGTGCTTCCAATCAAAGTTGTTTCTTCGCTATTCAAAAATATTGCCACAACATAAAGTGCGGTAGTCACAACGCCTATTCCTGCTATTATGTACAAGGCATAGTTTACTATGTTTCCTATTAGCTCAAATTGACTCTTTTTTTGAATTATGTCTAAATCATTTTCAGCGGCAGCTTTAGCCTCCTCCGCAAGAGATAGGGCTTCTTTTAGCTCCGACATCAAGCTTTCATTTTCTTCCTTACTCTTTGTCAGCTTTTTATTCTGATCTTGTACGGTTCTAGTAACCTCAAGCCTTTTTCTTCTATTTTCTTCATCATTTTTTTTGGCCTCAGATATATAATCTTCAAAAGATTCCGACTCTTTAGACTCAATGACTTTAAGTATGTTTCCC